AGTCCCCTGTTAGCAAGCCGGTAGAAACACCAGTTAGTAAACCAATTGAAAATGAGAATACTCCTACCATCGAACCAGACGTGAGTCAAGATGAAAATGGAGATTATCCTACTAATTATAATTCATTTCAAATAGCAAATAGTAAAGATAATTATTCACGTAGAAATGTTGAAAATAATTATTATTATATGAATAAATACATTATTCACAATGAGAGACCAATAATTAAGAATATTCGTAATATAAGAAAAAAATATGCATTGTCTCGCAGGAATATAAGATTAATAAAATATTATTTGAAAAAAATATTAGATGATGATTATAATGAAAAACTAAGAAGATCAATTTATATAACATTAAATAATTTGAGATTAGTGAACAAACATCATCACTATAACATGCTGGAAGATATAAAATTACTAAAGACCTTGTTGATAAAACGACCCTCTTTTTTTAAATCCCTTTTGAAATTGAATAATAACGTAAGATTTCTAACCAAATTGATTAAAAAACATATTAGAGGAGGACAAGATAAAAATAAATTATTGTATTTGATACACCATTTTAAGAAACATAATTATAATTTTGCAAATAAATTATCAAGAAAATTTTTGAATCATTATAGAAGAAACAATATGATAGACAAATATAATTCAAATAAATATTCAATTCATGATGTACACTTTAAAGATTACAGGACAAGAAGAGAATACGATAATGCTCTTTCTTACCTATTAAATAATTAGTATTTTTGCTGATTTTAATTTTTGGAAATATTTCATATATTTATATCTCTAATATATGAATTTTATAATATGTAATGAAACAAAATCAATTATTTATAACACTTTATATAATAGAGAATTAACTGATGAATTGATAGAGGAATTGAATCCAAAACTAGAAATATATCCAACGCTTCATTTGGGTAATCGGTTTTCCAATGATATTGAGAAATTATGTAAAATTGATAAGATAAAGGGGTTAATATTTGGGCAATCCTTTAATGTGCCTATATCAAATTTCCCATACAATTTAGAATATTTAGAATTTGGTTATAAATTCAATAAAAAAATAAAAAATATTCCAAAATCATTAAAAAAAATTGTGTTTGGAACAAGTCATAATAAAGTAATTGACAATCTACCCGATGGAATCGAAACCATAATTCTAGGAAGTAATTTTAATCGTTATATTCATAAATTGCCCAAAAATCTAAAATATATTAAATTTGGGTTTAGTTTCAATAAGATTGTTAATTGTTTTCCTGATGGATTATTGAAAATAAAATTTGGTTATCATTATAATTCTCCTATATTTAGATTACCTGATTCTATAGAACACCTAGTATTTGATTATAATTTTAATTTACCTATTGATAAGTATCCAAAAAATTTAAAAAAATTAATTTTTGGATTCCACTTTAATCAATATTTAGATAATCTTCCACAAATTGAAGAATTGATATTTAACCCTTATTCCTGCTTCAATAATTCATTGGATAATCTTCCACAATCTCTCCAAAATTTACAACTAAGTGGATTATTCAATTTACCACTAGATAATTTACCTCAAAAATTAAAAAAATTACGAATTGGACATCACTTCAATGAACCTCTAGACTTTCTTCCTAATTCTCTCGAGGAACTAGAAATTGGGATAAATTTTGATAAAGGGCTAGATAACCTACCTCCTAATCTAAAATATTTAAGTATAGATACAGATTTTAATCACAGTATAGATAACTTACCAGATAGCATCGAATTTTTAAGATTGTCATATTATTTCGAAAAACCTATAAAAAAGCTACCAAATAATTTGATTAGATTGGAAATATATTCAAGATATTCTCTTCTTGAAGAATTCAAAGAATCATTCAAAGATAAACTACAAAATATTATTTTAGATGTTTGTAGTGAGGTTTAATTATAATAATTTTATTCCATTTTTTTCTCAATAGAATATTTCATCATTCTTTTCAATGCATTTTTGTCTTCGTCACTTTCCTCAAAATAGTCAATTAATCTAAATAATCGATCCATGATGTTATCGATTTCAAAACTCAAATCATATAGAATATGATGATCCTGGATGTTTAATAAATAACGGAAAAATTGAATAACACATTTCTTCAAAAGGTCTGGATAACGAATCAATCTCTCTGCTAATTCCAATGTAATTGGATTTTTCATTTTGTAGATTGGAAAGAAATGAACAATCGTTTTTGAACAAAGAATGGAGATTGTATTTGAAAAGATACTCTTATTCTCAATAATAGACAATGAAAATATCCTATCAAAAAATCCATTTGGGAACAAAAAATAGCAATAAGAATGTAGGTTTTCATTTTGAAAACAAGTTTCATAAAGAATACTCAAATACTTTTCCACTTCATCAATTTTGTTTTTCTCAAAGAATGAACGAATTTTCTTAACCAAAAAGAAACATCTTTGGTGCAAAAAATCAAGATCTCTTAAATCTTCAATATATTTTTTCAATCCAAGCAAATCCTGCGATTGATTATGGTATTTCTTGTATATAATTTTTGCTCTTTTGTAGAAACATCTTAATTTGTTTTTGAAATATCTAAAATATAAAGTTGAAAACCTTTTAATCTTCACATGTCTGTCGTTCAAAACAGGGTTGAAATAAAATGTCATAAACCTTGCTACATATTCTACACAATGTGATACTTTTTCATCACTCGACTCCTCCAAAAAAAGTTCAATTAGATCAAAAAATCTTTCAAAACCTACTTTGTTAACAATAAATCCAACAATCTTCTCAAATTTTTGGAAATCATCTCCCATCTTATTGATAATTTTTACTACCTCAATAACTATGTCAAGATTATATGAATAAATCCATTCTATAATTTTAGAAAGGTGATCTGTATTCATTGATGCCAGTTCACCAAAATCATATGAATAGTTCAATTCTCTTAAAATTGAACAAGTAACTTCTTCATTTTTTGATGAAATAGCATCCGATAAATATTCAAGTGAGTTCTTATTGATGGAAGTCCTACATTCAGGACAAATCTTGTTCTTGTCAAACCAATGTCCTGAGCATTTTTGATGGGTCACGTGACCACATCTAAGAATGGATAGTATTTTTTTGGTTCCTTTTTTAGCAAAAGTTTCATGACAAATAGGACATAATTCAATGAATTTTTCAAAGGTCATAAATCTCAAATAGTTGTCAAGGTTACCGACAAAAGGTTCCACAAATAAATTGTATTCTCCTTTTTTGTTGGTAAGCAGGGCTGTAATAATGGGCATCTCTATATACTTCTGTGAATCTATAGAAATCAATAAAAATTTACATCAATTTTTTTTATAATCAATTTTCGCTTGCTATCTTATTTTTTTCTATATTAAGCTTTTGCTCTAGGTCCTTCAAATAATCAATAATTTCTTTAAAGGAATTGCCGCGATTCATATACTCATCAATCGCTAACAATAAGGCATTCTTTCCATCTTTATTTGTAAGATGTATGTTCAATCCCTTTGAATAGAGTAATTTTAATATTCCGATATTTCTAAGCTCAAATGAATATAAAACTTGATACATGAATGCAGTGTAACCTTTATCATCTCTTAAATCAAGATTTTGATCCTTTTCAAGCATCTTCATAATATTTTCCATAGGAGCATCTTTTAATCTATATTTATCTAACAAATACATTAAAGCTGTCTTTCCATTTTTATCTTGCTTATCTAATTCAACATCCATACCAATTATCTGTAAAAATTCATTATTTCTTCTATATTTAATAGTTTTGATAAGAATTGATTCTCCATTATAGTCTTGAGCATTTATATCGCTTTTTTCTATAAGCAAAGCGGCACTGTTGGTATCATTGAAATTTTCTTTTTCTAATAGAAGTGCTAATGGAGTAAGACCATTTTTATCCTTATTATTAACATCAGTATTATTATCTATTAAATACTTTACTATTTCATAATGGCTATCATTCACACTCTTATTTAATACTAAAGATAAAGCAGTTAATCCTTGATTATTTTCATCATTGATATATGCCTTATTTTTAAGTAATAATTTAACTGTATCGATACTAGAAGTGGTATTAAAATTGATACAAGCAAGCATAAAAGCATTCAACCCTAACTTTTCATTTTTGAAATTAACATATGCACCATTTTCAATTAATTTAATAATTACTTCTATACTACTTGATTCATTGGATTGTTCGCTAGCGATCATTAGAGCAGTATATCCATCAAGACTTTGATAATTAACATCAACTCCTCTATTTAATAGATATTCAACGATTTCTAAATTTCCATAAAAACAAGCTAACATAAGATTGGACCAATTATTAGAATTTACGGAATTGATCCCCTTGTCTAGTATTTTCTTAGATATTTCATTATAAACTTCATATTTCAACATAACACTAAGGATGTCTCCATATTCTAATTTATAATTTTTGCTTAATTTTAAGAAATATATCTTAGAATTTACAAATTCAGTGTTCAATATTTTGTCGAAAGTAAAAGATATTTTTTCAAAGAAACTGGGGAACTTATCTAAATCATCAAATAATTCATTTATTTTCTTCTCTAAATCTATCTTAAATCTCTTCTCAAGAGTTTCTTTCTCAATTGTAAGTTTTTCATTGCTTAATTTCAATTCATCACTTTCCTTAAATATCTTACCTGTTTTTTCAATGAACTCTAAGATTGCTAAATTTTTGGTGTGATGTTTAACAACAGTTTGACAAATTGGGCATTTTTGTTGTAATAATGTAGTTTCTAATTTCTTAATAGGGATTTTTTCAAAACAAGCAAAACATATTGTGTGCCCACAATTTAAAATAACAGGATAATTAATTTTTTCCTTGTAAAATTCGTTACAGATCTTACATGCCATAATTTTTATTAAAAGAATAAAAAATATTATTTGTAACTTATAATTTAATTTTAAGTAATTATTTTTTCCAATATTCTCAAAAATTTTGGAATACTTATCACTTTCAAGATTTCTCTTCATCTCATCAAGAAATTCTTTAATGAAAAAAACAGGAGTTCTAGTTGGAATTCGTTCTTTCAACCAATTCACTTCCAATTCGTAAAATTTGCTTGGATTGGAAAAACAAAATGGTGATGATTCCATCTTAACAAATTTTACATTGATAATTTGGAATTCAAC